TGCCCCGAACAAGAAGGCGACAGAAGAGGACCGATGCACTCGGGCTTACTAAGCGGGCTTAGTGAAAGACGCTAAGCTTCAGATCGAAAGAGTAAAGGGTTGTGAAGGACATTGAGCGGGTTTCGTATAAATCGAATAACAGTGCGCTCGAAAAGGAGCGCTTCAGGTCAAAGACCAACCTGTCGAACCCGCTCGGGGACTTACTGTGGCGGGAACGCAGACCGCTTCCCAAGTTTGGGCAGCGTCAGGAGCGACTGTTTTGACAACGACAATCAACCGGGAACATCCGGAGTATACGGCGCGCAAAGCCATGTGGAAGAAGTATAGAGACCTTTATACGGGCGGCGAGCAACTGCGCGAACGGGCTTCCGACTACCTGGCGCGCCGGCACAAGGAGCCCGGCGAAATCTACGCGGAGCGATTGAGCCGGGTGTTCTACCAGAATCATATTGGCTCGATTGTGGACTGGTACGCGGCGACGCTGATGCACCGGGCGCCGAATGTGACATTCGACGGAAGCGGCGCGGCGAAACAGTTCTACACGGGCTTATCGAACAACTGCGACCTCAAGGGAACGAGTTTGAGCGAGTTTTTCCGGCAGCGATTTGTGGAAACGCTGGTGTGCGGCAGTAGCTATATAGTGGCTGATTTCCCAAGATCCGATGGCTTGGCAGCGACTCGCGCGGAGGAAGACGCATCGGGAAGGTCGCGCGCCTATCTGGTGAGTTACGGCCCGGACGAAGTTATCAACTGGAACTATGACCAGACGGGCGAATTGGAATGGGTAGTAATCCGCACCTCCTGTTTTCAGCAGTCCAAGGTGACGGATACCAAGTGGGAGCGCGAGACGCGGTGGGTCTACTACGACCGCGAGACCTTTCAGATTTTTTGCAAGCGCGGTGAATCGAAGCAGGTGGAGTTGATTGACGAAGGACGGCACGGATTCGCCGGTCTGCGGCGTGTGCCAGTGTTTCAGTTGAAGGTATCGGACGGGCTGTGGTTACTGAATAAATCGGCGCTGCTGCAGCTGGAACACTTTAACAAAGCGAATGCCCTCTCATGGGCTTTGACAATGGGGCTGTTCGCGACGCCGGTGATCTACTCGGACCGGGAGTGGAATCAAATAGTCGGGGAATCATATTACATTCAGCTTGGTCCGCAGGACAGATTCGGATGGAACGAACCCGAGGGTAAGGTCTATCAGATAGCCGCGGATAACCTGGTGAGTCTCAAAGACGAGATCTACCGGGTTTGTTACCTGCTGAGCCAGGCGGGAGCGAGCTCAGGCTCTTCGCAACAATCGGCGCTGAGCAAGCAATTGGACTTCAGCACGACCGAAGAAGTGCTACGAGCGTACGGCGACACTGTCAAGGACTCCATGAGGCAGGTGCTGTGGGCGATTGCCGCGGCGCGGCAGGACGAGATCTCGATCGACGTATCGGGACTGGACGAATTCGACATCGATGAATTCGGCGGTGAGTTGGACGACGCCAAGAAGCTGTTGGAGATGGGAATCGGGTCGCCAACTCTGGTGAAGCAAGTATTTAAGAAGCTGGCGCTGAAATACCTGAGCGACGCACGGCAAGAGATCAAGAATCAGGTGTCGGAAGAGATCGACCGGATGCACGGCCCGGCGCAAGCGTAAGTGAAATCTTGGGAGGGATATGGAAGGACTCGATATACAAGCAATCGTCAGGCAGGCGATTCAGGAATACGCGACGAACGAAACTGCCAAGAGCGAACCCGCCTACAAAGTGGAGTTGCACGAAGAACGCAAGCGGCGCGAGCAATTGGAACGGCGGCTGAACGAAGTGGTGGAAGAGAACAAGCGTAGCCGGAAGCAGGCCGATGAAGCGGAACGGAACTCATCGGTTCGCGCCGAGCTGCAGAGGCTGGGCGTGGCGAAGATCGACCTTGCATTCAAGGCGGTGCAAGACGGTATCGTACGCGGGGAAGACGGCCGGCTGGTGGCTCGCGGGGACAGTGGTGAGGTTTCGATGAAGGACTACCTCTCATCCTTTGTGAGTGACAACCCGGAGTTTCTTCCGGCCCGGATTGCCGGCGGGAGCGGAATGACAGCGACCCTCAAAGCGCCGCATTCCGGTGGTGAGGCGATTACGCTCGACCGAATCAAACCGGGAATGAGCGCAGAAGAAATGCAGCGAGTACGAGAAGAGATCGTGCGCGTGGCGTCGCAGACTCTGCGGGGTCTGTAAAGGAAATACCGGCCGACTGGCCGGCAAACAAACAAGGAGAATAAATGGGAGCTATTACCTCAAACAACGTTGCAAGCGCGATTGTGAAACTGGTGGCGGTGGACGCTTTACCGGTGCTGATCGGCAACCTCATTATGGGGAACCTGGTCAATCGCGATTATGAACCCGTGCTGGCGAACGCCGGCGATACAGTGAATATCCCGATTCCGCCTACTATGGTGGCGAACAACATCGCCGAGGGCGGAACGGTACAGACGCAGAACCCGAGTCTGGGGAATGCGCAGATTGTGCTGAACTCGCATGTGGAAGCGACGTTCCAGATTCCGGATGTGACGAAGGTGCTGGCGGTGCCGGACCTGCTGAAGATCTACATGCAGCCGGCCGTGGCAGCGATCGCTCAGAGGATCGAGAGCGACCTGCTGGCCTTGTATGCCGGCTTCACATTCAACGGCCCGCTGGGTACTCCGGGAGTTGCGATTACCGAAGCAGTAGTGGACGCCGCGGAAACCGCGTTGTTCCTGGCTAAGGCTCCGCCACTCGAGGAGAAGTATATGGTAGTGGACGCCGCTACCTATTCGGCATGGCGACAGATTCCGCGTTTCAGCGAGTTTCAGAATTCGGGTGAAGCCGGTCTGCGCGCGATCGTCGATGGCACGATCGGAAAGGTGAAGGATTTCTTCGTATTCCGTTCGCAGTTCGTGCCGAAGACCGGTACCGCGCCGGTGAACACTCACAACCTCGCGTTCACTAAGAACGCGATAGGCCTGGTGGTCCGCCGCCTGCCGCAACCCTTACCGGGTACGGGTGCGATTGCGGAGTACGCCGAACTCGGCAACTTCGGCATGCGGGTAGTGATGAGCTACCAGCCGAATACGCTGGCACAGCAGTTCACGGTGGATGTGTTGTACGGTTGCGGCGTTCTGCGAAACGCACTGGGCGTGCAAGTCAATACCTAGTTGCCAAGGCAATAGATTGAGGGCAGGCCAATCAGCGATAACGGCCTGCCCTGCTGCTTACAAGGTTAGACCAGCAAAGGTTAAATCAAGGAGAACGGGATGGATCTGAAGCTCTACTACCAGAAGATACGGGATATGGAATCTAAAATTCCAGATGCGTTTCCGCTAATTGTCAGCCAGCAGACGGACGACGGCGGCAGGGCGGGAAGTTGCGCCGAGGTTACACGCGCCGTGGCTGCGAAGATGATCACCGAGGGGACGGCGCGATTGGCCGAACCCGCCGAGGCACAGGCCTACCGGGATGCGCGGGCGGAGGCGAAGCGGTCGGCCGACGAAGAGGCCGAAGTAGCCAAAGTGCATGTAACTGTGGTGCCTAGCGCCGAGTTAGCAAGATTGGCCGGCGGTAAGAAAGAAAAGGCATAAGGACGATGGCACTGTTCACAGACGGTCCTATTTCCTGCATGGAAGACCTGACTGCACAGGACTCACAGCTTTCCACCGTGGCCAGTGTGGAGGGGATCGATGTGACGCAGAAGATCGGCATCGCACAGGAACAAGTGGCGATGGACCTGCTTACCGCTCTCAATCGGTTCGGCTATGCAGATCAGGTAATCTGGCTGGCGCCGCAGCCAAAGCTGGACAGGGTGGTAGTAACTCCTCCTCTAAAGCTGTGGCATACAGCGCGCTCGCTGGAACTGGTTTACAGCGATGCATACAACAGTCAACTCAACGACCGGTACGCGGGGAAGAGGGACCAGTTCCATACGCTGGCGAAATGGGCGTACGAGAAGCTGATCGAGATCGGGGTTGGAATAGCTGGACGACCAGTTCCGCGAGCAAGGATGCCGGCAGTGACTGTATTTCCAGGGGCTCTCGCCGACGGACTGTACTACGTGACTATGGCGTGGGTCAATGCGGGCGGCGAAGAAGGAGAGGCGGCGACCGAAACGGCGATCAGCACGGCCTCGAGCACCTTTCTGGTTGGCACACCCAACGCGCCGCCAACCGCAACTGGGTGGAACGTGTATGCAGGCGCTTCGCCGGACACAATGTTCCGCCAGAATGCGACGCTGCTAGCTTTGGGTCAGACATGGGAGCAGCCGGCAGTGTTGGTGCAAACCGGTGCGCTTCCAGGCAAAGGGCAGGAACCGACTTACCTGCAAGCGCTTCCGCGAGTTCTTCAGAGGGGATAAATGACGCCACGAATTGGAAGTGCAATAACGGGCATGGTAATACAGCGCATGACGGCGCTAACCGGCGGAGTGAACGCTAACCTGGCGGCGCTGACGCAAGGCAGTCCGATGATTCCGGGGCCACTCGAACCAGCGCAAATTCGATCTGGAAACATTGCTTCCGACTTAGCCGAGAGAAGCGACACGGTCCAGTATCCGGCTGCAAACATTTACTGCGAGAAAATCCTGAACAGCCAGATCGAGAAATTCCGGACATTCTCGGGAAAGCTTCAGATGGCGATTGATTTACGCCATTCCGAGGACCGGCTGGACCGTGTTCAACGGCACCTTGAGACCTATGCCGATGCCGTTATGGGAGTTCTAGGCGCGAGCTTAGGCGATTGGGGCAGCGGTATGTATTACGCGGGTGGTTATCAGGTAGCGTTCGGGCCTGTGAAACATGGCGGCCGGAATTTTATTCAAACTGCGAAGATCACATTCGAGATTGGAGTGAGCATTAGTTAATATGTCCTACATTCTTTCTAACTCAAACCGCCTATATACGGCGCTGGAGGGCTCTTACGGAACGGTGGCGGCAGTAACATCGGGCCACCGGATACCCGCCCTCAAGCTATCGGTGCAGCAAAAGCTTGTAGTGGGCGCCCGGCAGGATAAGACGGGCAGTCGCACCTTTCCGGGAGTCCCGGCGGGCGGACGGAAGCAGACGAGTTTTTCGTTGAATACTTACTTGACCAGCTGGCAGAAGACGTCGCCTGGTCCGTCGTACGGCCCGCTCTTCCAAGCGGCCTTGGGCGGAGCCCCGGCGCAGTCCACCGGTGGCGCAGTGTCCACGGCAACTGCGGACGGGCATCTGGGCTATTCGGTAGCACATGGGCTCTCGGTTGGACAGGCGGTGGCGTCGGGCAGCGAAATCCGATTTGTCGGAGCCATTGTGGATGCAAACAACGTGGTCCTGAATGCGCCGTTTACGATCTTACCCGCGGCTGGTGCGGCGACGCAGGCAACCGTCACATACACGCCCGCGACGGTGCTGCCGAGTGTCACAGTATTCGACTATTGGGACCCGGCAACGGCGGTGCAGAGGGTGATAAACGGGGCGGCGGTCGACGAGATGGCAATCCAGATCAACGGGGACTTCCACGAATTCCAGTTCGGCGGATTAGCGCAGGATGTACTGGATAGCAGTAGTTTCTCGGCGGGGGCGGCGTCGCTTCAAAGCTTCCCGGCTGAGCCCGCACTGGCGGCTTTCGACTATTCGATTGTTCCGGGCAATTTAGGTCAAGCATGGTTGGGAACCACAGCATCCGAGTTCTTCACGGTGACCAATGCATCCATAGTTCTGAAAAACAATCTGGAGACAAGAGCGCGGGAGTTCGGATCAAGCCTGCCGCTTGCCATATCGCCGGGACGGCGGGTGGTGGCGGCGTCGCTGGAACTTTACAGCCAGGACGATGCGGCGACGGAGGGGTTGTATCAGGCGGCACGACAGCAATCGCCGATCAGCGTGATGCTCCAATTAGGCAATGTTTCGGGACAAATGATGGGCGTGTATCTGCAGAGTGTGGTCCCGGACCTGCCGGAGTTCGACGATAGCACGAACCGATTGCAGTGGAAATTCCGGCCGTCGCGGGCGCAGGGTACGGTGGACAACGAGATCGCAGTGGCCTTCGGATAACCATGACATACGAGAGTGTGGATAGGGTTGAGTCGGTTATTGCGTCCGGAGTGAGTTACCTGGTCGCAAAGATGTCGTTTTCCCGGCGGGTGGACTTGATGCGGCGGGTCAGGGAATTGGCCCGGCGAGCGGAATTCCTGGCTGCCGGGCAAGACGAGGGCGAGAAAATGGATGCTGCGGTTCTTCGTGCGGAGATCGATCGGCTCTATCTGACATGGGGTCTCAGAAAAGTTACCGGGCTCGACCTGGATGGTAAGCCGGCGACTCCCGAGTCACTGGTGGAGTCTGGCCCGGAGGAATTGTTCCGAGAGGCCGTGGCGGCGGTGCGAGCCGCAACTGGCCTCTCCTCGGCTGAACGAAAAAACTAATCGTCGCCTTCCACTTTCAATTCTCGAACCAAGCTGGTTGGAGGTGCGACTTATGCCGGAAATCCGGCTTGGAACAGAAACGCCGATGCGGGTGGATGCCTCATAGCGGAGAGGTCAAGGGACCGCCCGTTTGGGCTCGTAAAGCTGTGACCTTGCTTACATGTCCGAAGTCTTATATCACACCGGACAGCGAAACACTGGTAGAGGAGTTTTTCGTAAGGCGGCGAATGGGCGCCATCGAGTTTTCGGTGTTGAGCGCAAGGCAGGTGGAGGCGTTCGCCATTCTGGAGAATGCACTAACCGCGGAGATAAGGGATGGCCAAGAGAAACGCAGGTCAAATGTTTGAGAAGGTTTTCGCGGCTTCTGGCGACAGGTCGTCGGACCACTCGCCGGTACTTAAGCACGTGGTGACCGAGATCTGACATGGCCACTTTTCCACCGCTAAAGACGGGGGCCGTTGCGCAGTATCCAGCTATTAAGTCGCTTCGCTTCCAGAACCAGATCGTGCGGTTTGTGGATGGCAATGAACAGCGATACCGGGATTCCGCCGGGCCGCTTCATCGATGGGTCATCCGCCTGGACCAACTAGACGAGACGGAGTTGGCATCGCTTGAGGAGTTTTTCCACTCGAACCAGGGCAGCTTTGCCAGTTTCATCTTTATAGATCCTTGGGACGGTACATCTTATGCAAATTGCAGTGTCGGAAGCGACCAGTTGCAGCTGATCTCGGTCGAAGAGTTACAAAACACTACATCCGTGACCGTGACTGAGAATCGAGGGTAGATATGTATCCACAACTTACAACAGGAGCGTACAGTCAATTTCCGTTGCGGAAGCAGCGGCGGACGCGAACAGTGACGAATATGGCTGCCGACGGAAGTTCGATCAAACTGGCAGATCCTAACGCCGCCATCACAGAGTGGCAACTGCGATATGAAGGTCTGAGCGACATTGAGTTGAGCAATCTGCAGCAGTTCTTTGCGGCAGCCGAAGGATCGCTGAATGGGTTTACGTTTCTCGATCCGGCCGGCAACCTTTTGGCGTGGAGTGAAGATCTGACAAATGCGGTTTGGGAGCCAGGTCCACTCTTGGCAAGCGCCGGCGGAGTGACCGATCCTTTCGGCGGAACCAACGCCTTTACCCTGACGAATTCGGGCGAAGGCGCGCAAAGCGTAACCCAGACTCTGAACGTACCAACCGGGTACATATACTCATTGAGCGTTTACGTCCAGGCCGCGCAGCCTACCACTGTCACTCTTCTGCTCGGCAGTGTCAGCGCCCATGCGACAGCCAGTTCGAACTGGACCAGGATCAGCGTCACCGGAAGCGGCGATCCCAAGGCAGCCTCGATTCAGTTTGGCATCGAACTACCACCCGGAGCGATTGGCGTATTCGGGCCGCAGGTGGAGGTTCAGGCTAAGCCTTCCGCCTACCAGAAGAGCACAACTGGCGGAGTCTACCAGGATGCCCGGTTTGGCGACGATACATTTTCGTTTGCTACCACCGGCGAGAACCGGCACTCCGTCACCGTGAATATCGTTTATGCAAACCATCTCTAGTCTGAAGGAAGAGGCTGTAACCGATACGCCTCTCATCGTGTTCGACTGCGCCCTTTCAAATGGCGACACCGAACACTGGTGTACGCACGCCATCACGATCGGCCCAACCGCGTATGCGGCCCGCGTGCTTCAGCAAAGCTCGTTCGACATTCAGACGGCGTCCGATCAAGGCGTGGATGGAAGCCCGGCCATATCGGTAACCCTGGCGAACGCAGATTCGCGCTTCTCCGAGATCCAACGGGCGACGGGCTTCAAGGGCGCGCAATTGATTGTGAGTTTCCTGTTCTACGATCTGCGGAACAACGTGCCGCTGACCGACGCGACCGTTGTGTTTCAGGGTATCTGTAATCCACCGGACCAGATTAAGGAAGCTACCTTCAGGCTTACCTCGACGAACCGGATGAACCTGCAGAGGCTTTTGCTGCCCGAGGTCCGAATCCAGAGTCGCTGCCCGTGGCAGTTTCCTTCGACGCCAGCGCAACAAGCCGAAGCCGTGAGCGGAGGAACGGAGGGACCGTACTCCATGTACTACCGTTGCGGTTACTCGGCGGGGTTACCGGGCGGGACGGGCAACTTGAATAACGGGGCGCCGTTTACATCCTGCGGATATGTGCGCACCGATTGTGTGGCACGAGGTATGTTCACTAGATTCGGCGGTTTGGAATTCGTCCCGCCTGTGATCTCGGTGCGCGGCTACGGCAGCGCCTGGACAAGCTCAAATCTCTCGGTAAATCAGGCGCGCTATAACGACTTCGTTCCAATGGTCTACGGGACGGCGTGGTATGAGCCGTTGGTGGTATTTGCGCGCAACGACGGTAATCTGACTCGCATGGAAGTGTTGCTAGGCATCGGTGTGATGCAAGGCGTAGTGACGGTCCTGGTCAACGGCGTTCAAATTCCAATGGGCGTTTCCGGAAAAAACATGACGGGGACCGGCTGGTACAACGTGGTTACGTTGGGCTCGCGGGACGGCGCGTTCGACATGAATTTCACGGACGGGAGCGGGCAACCAGCGGGCGATCCGTATGGCAGCATGGCTTATCTCTCTGTTGTTGTGCCGAACCAATTGAGCGACGGAAATTCAATTCCAAGCATCCAAGTGCTGGCGCAGGGCCTGATTGTACCGACCTATTCGGCGGCCGGCGCCAACTTAGGAAATTACTTCTCCAACAACCCGGCGTGGGTACTCCTCGACGTCCTGCAGCGAAGCGGCTGGACGGCGGCAGAGCTAGATCTCACCAGTTTTGCTGCGGCCGCGGCATATTGCGATCAGACCATCAACTCTACCGACTTGAATGGGAACGCGATCACCCTGCCGAGGTTTCAATGCAATCTGGTATTGCAAAAGAGACGTAGCGCCGGCGACTTAGTTCGGGGAATTCGCAACGCCGCCCGGATGTTCCTGACATACGGGCCAGGCGGTGTACTCCAACTACAAGTGGAAAACACCATCGCACTCCAACAGCCTGCCCAACTAGCATGGTCGAACAGCACGGCGCCCCTTAATGGTGGGTGGCCGAGTTATGAATTTGGAGACGGGAGCAACGGGTCCTCGGGAATAATGCGGCGTCAAAACGGCGACCCCAGCGTCACAGTGACAAGCCG